CCTGCATGTATAGTCCTGAGGATTATGTAAAGCGGGTTGCTGTCAGGAACACGATTGAAAGTTCAGATGCCCGTGAGCTGACGACCGCGGAGCTGCAAATTATTGCGCGCGGAGAAGTGCTTCCCGGCGGGCTGTGATGCGGCGTGACGACTATTTTTGTTTGACATAAAGGCCATTTATGCACCCGAATTTGCTCCATGTGGTAACCTGCATATCGAATCCGCTGCGTTGGAAAAGCCGGATTGAGCTTTATAAATACTTCGCACGGCATATGGTTGAAAGCGGGGTTCGGCTAACCGTTGTGGAATGTGCGCTGGGCGAACGCCCGTTTGAGCTTTCCGGTGACCCGCTGGTTGATTTTGTCGGCGTTCGCCATTCCACGCTCACCTTCAACAAGGAGTGCCTTTTGAATATTGGCATTCAGGATGTGGTGCGGCGTAATCCTGATGCGCAATATATTGCTGTTCTGGATGCGGATATCCGGTTTCGAAATCCGGCCTGGGCGGCCGAGACGGTTCATGCGCTGCAGCGGTTCGAAGTGGTGCAGGCCTGGGTGGATTGCTACGATCTGGGTCCGAATGATCAGCATTTGGAGTTGCACCGGTCGTTTGGGAAGATTTGGCAGGACCAGCAGCCCATTTTGCAGGGACCTAATGCAGTGCAGGGCCCTTACCGTTTCGGGCATCCAGGCTATGCCTGGGCCTGGCGGCGGAGTGCTTTGGCGGCGGTTGGCTTGTTGCCGGAAACGGCGGTGCTGGGGGCGGCTGATCATCACATGGCAATGGCATTGGTGGGCCGCGTGACGGATTCCATTCCGGGCAGCCTTGCGGCCGCCTATGCCGCGCCGTTGATTAAGTGGCAGGATCGTGCGGCGCGGCTGGGTTTCAATTTAGGTTCGGTGCCTGGGACCATTGAACATCATTTTCATGGATCGAAGCAGAAACGCCGTTATGTCGAGCGTTGGGACATCTTGCAGAAGTGGAATTTCGACCCGCAGCTGGATCTCATCAAAAATGAATATGGCGTGGTCGAGCTTGCCGGCAATAAGCCCGGTTTACGCATGGACATTGAGCGATATTTCTCCGAACGGGATGAAGACGCAAATTCGGTCTGACCCCAGAGCGTGATCGCTTTGACTGCGATGCAAGCTTGCGACGATTTGAGATGAGGTTTGCTTGGCGATTTCCCGCGAGGAGGCGGCGCGGCTTTTACTTGAGCGTGAGGAAACGCTTTCGTCTTATGCCGCTTATTGTAAAATGGCGGTCGGCCGGCGCGGACTGAAGCCGGCTGCGCATCACAGGCTGATCATCAATGCCGTTGATGACGTTTTGACGGGAGCGGCGCCGCCGAGATTGCTGGTGATCATGCCGCCAGGATCGGCGAAGAGCACATATGGCAGCTGTCTGTTTCCGGGGTATTTCTTCAGTAAGCGGCCGCGCGGGCTGTTGGTTGGCGCCTCGCATACCCAAGACCGGGCTGATGAATTCTCTCGGAATGCGATGGAATTTGCGCAGGAGAATCAGGTTGAGCTGGGCTTTAGAATAGGGGGCCGGCCGGCGCGTGCAGCGGTTCGGGCCTGGGGTACGAGCAGCGGTGGCAACTATCGCGCGATTGGCGCCGGCAAGAAGATTGCCGGCCAGCGGATGGATTTCGTCTTTGTTGATGATCCCGTCGGCGGCTCAATGGATGTTGAGAAGCGCGCACAGCGCGACAAGCTGTGGCGCTGGTTCTGGATCGATCTGCGCACGCGGCTGCGTCCTGGGGGACGTATGGTGCTCATGATGACACGCTGGCACGAGGATGACCTTGCCGGCAGGTTGCTGAAGGTTGCAAGGCCGGGCGAGTGGGGTGTTTTGCACATCAAGGCGGAAGCCGATGAAGGGGATATTCTAGGGCGGCAGCCGGGTGAGATGCTGTGGGGGGATGATCCCAAATATGGCTATGCGGATGATCTTCGGATGATCAAGGCGGAGCACGAGGCATCTGGCCAGATGGCGTTATGGGAAGCGTTGTATCAGGGTAATCCGATCACGCCGGGCGGCAACTTATTCCGTGTGGAGAATATCGGCGTTGAGGATGCGGAGCCTGCCGGGTTCAGCTGGGTTCGTGCATGGGATTTGGCGGCGAGCGATGGCAAGGGTGATTTTACCGCGGGCGTGCGGCTTGGCATCGGCCCGCGTAAGCAGCTTGTTATTGGGGATGTGGTGCGGCTACGGGGCGGTCCGGACGAGGTTGTGCGGGTGATCAAGGCAACCGCGCAGCGCGATGGCGTGCGAACCGTGATTGCGCTGCCGCAGGATCCTGGCCAGGCGGGCAAAGCTCAGGTCGCGTTTTTAACGCGTGAACTGACGGGCTATAACGTGAAGTCTTCGCCGGAAAGCGGGGATAAAGTGACGCGCGCCATGGTCGCCGCGGCACAAGCCAATGTCGGAAATATTTCGATGGTTCGAAACGCCGGCTGGAATGCGGCTTTGCTGGATGAGCTGGCTTCGTTTCCAAAGGGTACATATGACGACCAGGTTGACGCCTTGTGCAGGGGGATTGGTGAGCTTGCAGACGTGGCGCGGCCGGTCCGGCATCTAACATTCGATCATTTGGCGAGGTAGCGGCGTGGATTCACAGACCTTATGCGAGGGGATGGGTTTGAATGACCCGGACTATCCGCCGCGCGTCGCGCAGTTGCGATTCCTGACCAAAGTTAGGGACGGGAAGCTGTACGATCATATACCCTATGCTTTTTCCGAAGAGCGGAACGGTAATGGCGAATATGTGCCGTTGGCAAGACGGCGCCCTTCGGTCCGCACCGGTATCTGCCGGGTTGTGGTTGAGGATTCCGTATCGTTGCTGTTTGGTGAGGGACGCTTTCCGATGGTCGAAGCGCCGTCGGCGGCGTTGCGTTCGATCATCAAGGCTTTGGTGGTGGAGACCCGGCTGGGCGAGGTGATGAACGCGGCTGCCATTCACGGCAGTGTGGGATCGGTCGCGGTGCTGATGCGCATCCTCTCGAGCCGCGCGTTTTTTGAGATGCTGGATACGATGTATCTCACGCCAAAATGGTCACTCGACGCGCCGGACATGTTGGAGAGCGTCACCGAACTGCGGAAGGTGAAGGCGGCGCAGCTGCGTGCGGCCGGATATGTTGTTGCGGATGGGGAGTATTGGTTTCAGCGCGTTTGGGATGCCGAGGCTGAGACGTGGTTCTATCCTATTCCGATATCGGATTATTCAAGCGGCATGGTGCCGCAGGTGGACCCTGGGCGAACCATCCTGCATGGTCTTGGTTTTGTACCGATGGTGTGGATAAAGAATCTGCCGAGCCAGGATAAGATAGACGGCCCATGTACGTTTGAGGCCGCTATCAGCACGGTTATCGAGATGGATTACCAGCTTTCGCAAGCGGGCAGAGGGCTTAAATATGCCTCTGATCCGACCTTGCTGATTAAAGAGCCGGCGATTGCGGATGAGGGAAGCATTGTCCGCAGCGCCGGCAATGCGTTGGTTGTCTCCGAGAAGGGGGATGCCAAGCTGTTGGAGATTAACGGGACTGCCGCCGCCGCGGTGGTGGAATATGTGCGGGTTCTGCGCGAGGTCGCGCTTGAGTCCATTCATGGCAATCGGACCAATGTCGATAAAATGAGTGGGGCACAGTCTGGCCGGGCGCTGGAGTTGATGAACCAGGGACTGCTCTGGCTGGCTGACCGGTTGCGCATCACCTATGGGCAAAACGGGTTGCTCGCATTGATCAGAATGGTCTGCCTCGCGTCGCAGAGGGTGAGTATCATTGTTGCCGGCAAGCCGGTGGGCCGGTTGGATGCAAATGGGCTCTCGTTGAAATGGGCGCGGTTTACGCCGCCGAGCTATGCCGAGAAACTGCAGGAGGCGCAGGCCTATCGGACGCTTCGGGACGGGGGGCTGATGTCTCAGGCGACGGTGATCAGCAAGATCGCCGCGGATAATGATATTGAGGATCTGGGCGAAGAAATTGCCAGGATAACGCAGGATCAATCGGCTATCGACGCCCGGTTGAAACGGCAGCAAGCCAGGGTTTCGGCGAGCGAAACGGATTTGTGAGCGCCTCGATCCGGGCGCGCGGCCGGCCGGGGAATTCGGATGATCGTCTGAAATTTGGCCGAAGCTTTCTAGCACCGAGGGAATTAAATGGCAGATGATTTGGCGAAGTCCGCCCCTGTTGGCGTGTCGGATGCGGCGCTGGGTGGAAAGATCGCGGAGATGGGGGCGAGGATCTCCGGAGCGGTGGATACTGATTTGAAGTTGATCCTGGCCGGCGTTTTGCGGGCTGGCGAGAAAACTTTGACGGAGATGGATGCGCTGAAAGCCCGGCTTGAGGCCGCGGAGCTGGCGACGAAAGAGGCTGCGGAGACGACCGTGAAAAAATTGAAGCGCTCTAACCTGGTTGCGGCGGCGAAGGCGGCTGGCGCCGTTGATGCGACCGAGGCGTTGCAATTCATCAAGCTTGGTGAAGTGAACGTGAATGAGGCGGGGGAGAGCAATGCGGCGGAGCTCATTGCCAGCCTGAGGGCGGCCAAACCGCATTTATTCGGCAAGACGAGTACTTCGGCGGCGGCGGCGGCTCCGGCCGCGACGGAGGCTGCGAAGAAGAGTGTCCTGGCGATGACGAAAGCCGAATATGCGGCGGCCAAGGCGGCAATTATTCGCCGCTGAGTTTCTGATGCTGCGCCGCTTGCGCTTATCCGACCTGCGTTGAGTTACGTTGAGCCGTGCGGGCCGGCTGCCCGTTTCATCCTGGCCCGCACGGGCGAAATTGAGGAATAACCATGGCGATTAATAATTTTCCGATTGCGTTGCAGAGCATTATTCAACAGAATTTTCTGGAACGCGAGTTCCAGACCTCGCTTGAGGCCAAGCTGGGGTTTCGCGCCATTGCTGATCGGATGGATTTTCCGAATACGATTGGTGAGACCATCACCAAAACCCGCGCCGGGCTGTTGCAGGTGAGCACCACGCCGCTGGTGCCGGCAAACAATACCAATTTTGATAATGGGTTGACGTCGCAGAGTTGGGGGGTTGAGCAATTTACCCTTTCGATTAACGAATATGCCAATACCATCGACCTCAATACGGTGACGGAGCGTGTGGGGCTGGCCGGACAGTTTCTGCTGAATGCATCGCGGCTTGGCGAGCAGGCTTATCGGACCCTCGATACATTGGCGCTGAATGCGTTGCGCAACACCTATATGGGCGGCAATACCGCTGTGAAGACCACGCTTGGAAGTGCTGGCACCTCGGTTCATGTTGACGACATCCGCGGGTTCCAGACGACCTTGAATAATCAAGGCCAGGTGGTTGCGGTAAGCGGAAGCAATAGCGTTCTGGTGACGGTCGGGTCCGATGCTTATACGCTGGTAGGCTCGGCGCCGGACGCCAATAATACCAGCGCGGCACTTCAGCAGGGTGGCATTTCCGGGGTTTTGACGTTTTCCGGCAATGTTACGGTTGCGGATGCGACGTTGGGCAATGCGGTTGTGTCGGCGATTGCGCCGACCATTCTGCGGCCGAATAATCGGGCAACCACCGGCGCTTTGGTTGCCGGCGATACCCTGCTGATGGTGACGACGATTCTATCTGCTGCCAGCACGATGCGGGATAATAATGTGCCGGACGTTGACGGTGCCTATAACTGCTATTTGTCGAACCGCCAGCTGCAAGGGCTGTTCTCCGATCCGGCGTTTCAGTTGCTGTTCCGCGGCGCTTACGGGTCGCAGGAATACCGGCAGGGTAGCGTGTTCGAATTGATGGGGGTTCGCTTTGTGCCCGTCAATAACGTGGTTTTGCCGCAGCTTGTGAACGGCAACAATGTTTACCGGGCGATTGTATGCGGCCAGGGGGCGCTGATCGAAGGCGATTTTGCCGGACAGGATGCCGATGATACGCCCGGGAATATTGGCCAGAAGGTGACGATTGACGGGATTACCATGATCACCCGTGAGCCGATGGATCGCCTGCAGGAAATCATTGCGCAGTCCTGGAAGTGGATTGGCGGGTTTTGTGTTCCTTCGGACACGACCGCGAATCCCACTGTCATTCCGACGGCCAATAATTCCGCGTTCAAGCGGGCGATTGTGATTGAGAGCCTGTAATATCGATCGTCGAAGGCGGCGTTGAAGATTTAAACGCGAACGCCGGAAGGCATGTCTTCCGGCGTGGGGCTGTTGAGTATCATCGGGTCCTGCACGAGGCGCCGTTTGTGGCGATTTAGGAGTGTTTGCCGTGAGCAACAGCGTAACTGAAAACGACCCTTCACAGCAATACGTCACCACGCCGCTGAGCGATGACGAGAAGGCCAATATACGGCGTTTCTGCGGCTATCCCGCTTACGGCGCCGGGCCTTCCGGGTTTCAAGGTTGGCGGTACTTCCAGGCCTATGGCTTGCTGGAATACCGGCTGGGCGTGCAGGCGGATGGAACGCCCAATCTGGCGCCGGCTGAATTGTCGATCCTCCGGCAATATCTCGCGACGCTGTATACGCTGGAGGCGGCGATCCCTGGCGCGGGTGCGAATCTTGATACGGATTCGGCCGCGGTGTGGGTGCATAATGCGAATGAGGTTGCCGACAGGACCGCATTGTTTGACCAATGGTGCCGGCGGCTATGTCAGTTCATAGGGCTGCCGGCGGGGCCAGGCTTGTTGGGTGGCGGCAATAGCGTCGACCTGGTGGTCTAATGGTGAGCGGCGCGACAATTGCGGCGAAGGTCAATCATGGGCTGGGGATTTCGGGATCGAAGGCCGGGTTTCCGGTGCAATGGTACCGGCCAACCGGTGCGGGACCGGTGATTGCGGCCGGCAATTTATATGGGACCGTGAATGCCATTGTTGCGCCAGCGCCTAATTTCGTGGCGGCGGCTGGGCCGTGGGGAAAAGGCGACCGGTTCGGGGCGTTTGACCCGTCGGCGTTTTTGGCCGGCGATTATATCGTTGGGAGCGACACGCTTTTTCTGGCGGAGATCGTTCCGGGCGCGGCCGGGGTTCGGCTGGTGCTGTGCAATGCGGTATTTAGCTGGTTGAAAACCAGTGACCCGCCGCCGGGGCCGGGGTTTCGGCCTGGGGTGCGGGTGGCGACGCCGGTGGTGAGCGGATGGCCGGGATGGCTGCAACCGTCGGACCGAAAGTCGCCGGCCGAGATGCATCTGCCGGGTGCCGTTGAAATGCCCAGTGTAGCGGTATTTTTGCCGGCGTCGCTGCCCGGCCAGGTGTTGCGTGGCGACCAATTGCAAACCGAAGACACGCTGCCGGTTACCTACACCGTGGAGAGCGCGATTTATTCGCCGAATGGCTGGCAGATCACCGCGATGCGGGCCGGGGCGTGACGATAAAGGGAATTGCATGATGACGCCAAAGGCCAGCGCTTTGTTAACCGCTGCGATTGCGCATGAGGAGGTTCATACGCGCGCGATGGAGGCAAAGGTTCGCGTTGCCGATGCGGCCCAAGCAAGATGCGCCGAGCTGGTGGCGCGCGCTGCTGCCGGCGCCGAGGTGGATACAGTCGAGCTGATGCAGGCGCGGGAGGATGCACGCACTGCTTTGGCGGGTGTAGAGATTGCCGCCGCTATTCGGAGTGGTGCTGAAAAACGCAAATGGGAGGCACAGATTTCCGCCTGGTGTGAGCAGGCTGAGCAGCTTGCAAATGCGGTTGAACGGAGCCTGGATGAAAGGTTTGCGGCGGCCGCGGAGGTGGATGCCTATCTGGCCGCGTTAAACCGCGCGGTGACTCGCTTCAACGAGGCGGGGCAGGGATTTTCGAACGCTAAAATTGCCGCGGCGCATTTTACGTCGGAGCGTGATTTGCGGATTGCGCATAATCCGATTCTTGGGATGATGCCGGCGGGTACTCATCCAAAGGCCACGAACAATTATAACGCCGAGATCCGGCAGGTTGCGGCCATTATTTTTAATGCTGGCGGCAGCCTGGAGCGGCCAACACCGATTGAAAGCCTGGTGCGGCGTGAGGCGCTACTATGGGGACGGGGCGCGGCGAAGAAAGGTTCGAAATCTTGAACCGCCGGAGCGCATTGCACATGGCGGCAGTCGTGGAAACCAACCGTATGAGCGGCGCATAAATCATGGCCACGATCGATGACGTTGAGCAGGGCGTTTGCGGCGTCTTGGCGGGGGTGCTGTTTCCGGGGCAGGCATATCTGCCGGGAGCAGTGGCGACCTGCACCATGCCATGGAGTGGCGCGGTTGGGGCTCCGGCCTATGCGATACAGGCCAAGCTATATGTTGGCGAGCCGGTAAGTGCCGGTCTTGAGGCGGATATTCTGGCTGGTGTTTCCAATATCGGTGTGATGCGGGTGGCGGGAGCGACGCGCGATGTCACTCGCGTGAGCCCCTATTGGATTAAGACAAGTTCGAGCGTGCCGACGCTGGTGGCGGCTGCCGGCAATGGCGCCGTGACGTTTGGCGGCGTTGCTGGCGCGGGGCAGGTTGTGGGGGTAACGGCGGGCGGGACTTGCTATGCCTATCGGACAGCAGCGAGCGACAACCCGGCGACGGTGGCGGCGGCTTTCGCGAGCTTTATTCCGGCCGCGGCAGCCAACGGCGCCGTGCTGACGGCGGCTTCTGTTGAAGCGGCGAATGTTGTCGCGGATCAGACGGCGTTTTGGCAGACCGGCCAGAATGAGACGCAGTTGCAGGTTGCGATTATAGCGGTGCCGTTTGCAGGCGCCGATGGGCCGCTGGTGCGGGCGGCGTTGACGCGTGCGGTTTATGCTGTGGAATCCACAATGCGGCCGAATGGCAGCTTGACGCGATTTATCGGTCTTCCGGATGGCACGACCGCGCAAATCATGGGCTCCGATGAGCGGGACGACGATACGGTGCGGCGCGACGATATGTGGCGGCGCTGGATAACGTTTCGAATAACCTACGATGTTGGAATTAGCCAAGTGCAATCCGCGGTGCTGGCGCCGCTGATTGCGCTTGGAACAAATGCGGCCCGGATCCAATGGGCTGGAAATGGTGCGGCGGTGAGCGGGGTTCTCACCGATGGAGCTGGGCATGTGTTGACCGATGCGAGCGGCGATCTGATCGGAGTTTATTAGATGAGCAGTGCCATAACGATTACCGCGCCAGGGACGGCATCGGTCGGCGTGGCGTTTTCTGTTGCTGGCACGGTCAGCCCCGCCGGCGATACCGTGCAGGTGCAGCTGGACACGCAGAATGCTACGCTGCCAGCCGGACCTTGGGAAACGGTGACCACGGCCGCAGGGACGTTTGCCGGTGTGGTTGAGATTGTTGCGCCCGGCACCTGGTATGTTTGGGGCTATGATCCGATCAGCGGGGCATCAGCCGTTTCCTCGGCGATTGCCGTACCGGCCGCGGCCTTGAATTATGTCGAGGGCATTCCGGTATCGACTTCCATTGTCGCCTCATTGCTGGGCGGCAGTGCCGCAGGTGAAACGCCGGACCAACTGACGATCGCCGCGGCTGCGGCCGACGCGGATACGGCACTTGTGGCGCAGGGCGGTAAGACGCTGTTCGCTCAACCTTTCGCGGCGATCTGGACCTGGATACAGGCGCATTTGCCGGGGTATCTGCTGCCGCAGGTCACGATTTCCGCGGCCGGGACGGTGCAGCTCGATAATTCCGCGCATAATCAGCGGCTGCTTCTGATTACCGCGAGTGGCGTGACAATTACGCCGCTTGTTAGTTCGATGGGACCTGGATTTGGCTGCGATGTTATTAATGCATCCGGGACCAGCGTTGCGCTTTCGGGCATCACGACGAATACCGGTGCGGGCAGCATAGGCGCTGGCGGAATTGCACGCATTCTGGCCGTAACGCCACCGGGCGGATCGCTCACGGTGTATGCGAAATTATGAGCGCAACCGATATTAAAAGTCAGGGCAGGTTGGTGCTGGCGGCGCCTGGCGTGGCGCTGCAAAGTGGTACGGCCGTGAGCGGTGGCGGTGGCGGGACTGGCAGCGGCGGCAGCGGGCTTGGCAATATCACATTGCTGAGCGGACCCGGCCAGAGCAATGCAGGCTATGCCGAGACGCAGGATGGCGCGTTGTTGGCGATGGCAAGGGCAACATCATTCTACCTGCAGGGCGCGGGCACGCCTGCGATTCTCACGGGCTGGGTTAATCCAGGCCAGCCCGGAACGGAAGTGTCGGGTATCGGTGTGATGGAGATTGTTACGCCGGGTTTATATGCCGAAGCGTTTTTGACGAATGCGGCCGGCGCGTCCTTTTCTGCGGCGACGGCGGCGGCGGCGGCGCTCGGTACCTGCGGTACCGGCTATTCCAACTATGTCGCCGCTCTTAGCGAGGCCCAAATCGGACAGGTCAATGCCCTGGTGTCGTATTGGGGTGAGAATGATAGCCTGG